CATGGCTAAACTTACTATTATCGGTGATCCCCACGTAAAAAATAAAAACTTAGATCAAATAACCAAGCTCTTTGATGTAATTGAAGAGCTTGGAAATCCCACATTACTAACTGGTGATGTCTTTGACACTAAAGAAGTTATCAGAGGCAAGTGTTTAAATTTAGTATATGAAAGGCTGTCTAATTCTAAATTACATTTTATAATATTAGTAGGTAACCATGATTACTTTAATTTAGAGTGTGAAGACCACTCTCTTAGAGTATTTGAGAATCTAGAAAATGTGACTATTGTAGATAAGCTGCATGAAGAGTTTGGATGCCACTTTATTCCTTATATGCACGACCAAGATAAATTAAAGAAGGTCCTTAAAACTATCCCAAAAGATTCAGTATTATTCGGCCACCTTGATGTGGTTTCATTTGATTATGGTAATGGCTATTTATCAGAAGCTGGGTTAGCTCTTAAAGATCTTAAAAAGTTTAAGAAAGTTATATCCGGACACTATCATAAGTACCAAGAGAAGGATAATTTAACGTATATTGGTACGCCTTTTAGCCACTCTTTTGGAGAATCAAACCAAGATAAATTCATTGGAATATTTGACACTATAACGTATGAGGTGGAATTAATAAAAACTCCATTTTTAATAAGAGTTATATATTCTGGATCACAAGAAAATATTATAAAAGCTAAAGCTAAATATACATTTCCAGAAGGGACTAAGATTATTGAACGTCCAACAGATGAATATATGAATAATGTGTCTATTGATGAGACCGCAGATAACTTTGTAAAGTTTAAAGAATGGGCAGAAGAGATTCGAGGATTGGATCCAGAAACCACACAACTAGGTGTGGACATATTGGAGGCTATCAAGTGATTAAATCAATAAGAGCAAATAATTTTTTATCATGGGAAAAGCTAATATTTAATGTAAAAGATGGCGTTACACTTATAGACGGTTTTAATAGAGATGACCAAACATCAGAGGGCTCTGGTAAATCAGCAGTGTTAAATGCTTTGTGTTGGGGACTTTATGGAAAGATACCTAAAGACGCAAACGTAGATGATGTTATTAAATCTGGTGAAAAAGGGTGTAGTACTTTAATTGAACTAGAAGATATTGCTATCATTAGAACCAGAAACAAAAATGAACTATATATCCAACCAATTGGCACTACAGATAAAGTTAAAGGTAAAGACGTTAGAGAGACTCAAAAGATGATTGAAGAGATCATTGGAATGAGTTTTGATACATTCTGCCAGACTGTGTACTTTGCTCAAAATTACCCTAAGAAGTTTATTACGGCCACACAAGAGGATAAAGGTAAAATACTGTCTGAAGTTCAAGACCTTCAAATATTTGATAAAGCAAGAAAAGAAGTAATGACCTTAATTAAAGCTGAAGACAAAAATATCACGGCACTAACTATGCAACATCAAGAGAAATCTCTTAAAAGAGAAGCCTCTGAAGAGGCAGTTACTCAGTTAGAACTACAGGCTAATAGATATGAAGAAGAACGTAAACAAAGAATATCTAGTTTTGATAATAACATCCAATTTGCAGTACAAAAAATCCAAACAGTTGATAGTGAAATCAAAACATTATATGATAAAAAGAACGCTCATATCCAATTGTCTGATGAAGATGTACTGAAAACCAATGATCTAATTAATAATCTTAAGACCGCAGTTGCAAGTATACAATCTAAAATAAATGATGCAGGAACACATAATAATAAGTTACAAGCATTGCAACAAGAGTCTACACGGTACGGTACTGAAATCCAGCGCCATATTAATAAGACCGAACAACTAACTAATTTTATAAATAATCCATCTAAAAACTGCCCCACATGTGGTACTCATTTAGAAGATATGGATACCTCACATGCAGAAGCTGAACTTTTGCAAATACAAAACCAAATAGAAGAAGTAGGTGCATTACAACGGCCTATAGTAGAACAAATAAATAATTTTGTCATGTCTGATGTTCAAGAATTAAATAAAGACTTAAATGAAGTCAACCAACAAATTTATACAAATGAGCAGAAGCTAAAATCTAATGAGAATAGCAAACGTGAATATGACCAAATTAATTCAAATATTGTAGCTAAAGTTGAGCAAATTAAATCTATATCTGAAGATATTAAGAGAATTGAAGCTGAAAAAGAAGCATACTTAAGCCAACCAGGTTACAACTACCAACACGATATTGACACAAAAAACTCAGAGTTAGTGGTACTTAGAAGTCAAGAACAAGAAGTAGAAGGTTTATTATTAACTAAAAAGAAATATATCAATCAATTAGAATCTTTAAAATCAGGGTTTAAAGAAGTTAAATCATACACATTTAATTCCATACTAGCTGAATTAACTATAAAGTCTAATAAATATCTACAAGATTTGTTTGAAGTACCAGTTACTATTCAGTTTAAAAATGATAATATGAAGATAGAAACTGAAGTAAAGATGGATAATGAGTCTAGAGGTTTAGGTTTATTATCTGGTGGACAGTTTAGACGGACTAGTTTAGCAGTAGATTTAGCTTTATCTGAAATTGTTGCATTACGTACCGGATCTAAGATGAACATCAGAATACTTGATGAGTATTTTAAAGATTTGTCTGAAAGTTCTATGGAGAAGTGTTTAAGACTTCTAGAGAAATTAGGCGGATCAACTATATTAATAGAACATAATTCTATATTCAAATCAATTGTGGACAATGTATTTGAATGTGAGTTAATAGATGGAACCACACGGAGTATTGCATAATGCCTTTAAGATATTATAAATGTATTTATTGCCAAAAAGTAGTAAGGCATATCAGCGAAGAGGTAGTTGATCTAACTTGTCAACATTTAAATGAAGATAAAGAAGAAGTTCAATATGCCATGAATGAAGTAATTAAATCACCTAATGGAAAATTCATGGTAGCTGCTAATAAGGGAACTGGAACATCTAAATTAAAAGACTCAAAATCAATACTAACTGAAAGGGCTAGAAACCATAATAGAGAAACTTTATTAGATGATAATATAGCACTTAACCGAGATAACAAATTAGGCACGGCTCATAATTTCCTAAACGAGAAAGGCGAACGTAGAAGGAAAATAGATGACATATGAAAGCCACACTTGAATTTAATCTAGAAGAGGTTGAGCAGAGAGCCGAGTTAAGAAGATGCACAAATGCAACTAATGCATATATTGCTATACACACCATACAAGAGTTTTTAAGAAATAAAATTAAATATACAGAAGATGAAAGTATTAATTTAGAAGATATGCAGAAACAAGTATATTTAATCTTAGAAACTTATAAAATAGATCAGGATGATTTAACATGAAAACTTTACTAAGTATTGACTTGTCCACGTCGTGCACAGGATTAAGCGTTTTTGATATAGAAACTAAAGAACTCAAATCACATACATTTATAAAGCCGTCAACTAAAGGCTTGTCTAAGCTAAAATATCCTATAAAACAACTAACTAAAATGATGGCGTACGCAAAAGTACTCCAAGAGTATATTGATTCCATAAATCCAGACGTAATAGTTATTGAAGAGATTGCTGGATCTAAACAACGTATGGGACAAAAGACCTTAGATGGTATGCATTGGATACTTTTATTACATATAGAGCCACACGCAGAGAAAGTACACTACTATGATGTTACAGGAAAAAGTGGTTGGAGAACAGATTTAAAGCTTAAACTATCAGACGCAGATAAAGCTCATAATAAAGAGTTTAGAAAATTAAATAAAAAGCTAGCCAAGGGAACCAAGAAAGTACCTATAATAGGTCCAAAACATCTAGCAGCCAGATATGTAAACAAACACTTCGGATTAAACCTTGATGTGGATGAGAACCCAGGAGACAACGATATGGCAGACTCTATAGCCATGGGAAGCGCCTTTCTGAACCATAAAGTGTACAGATAGTTAAAAATGATGTAGAATATCATTAGGAGACTATTATGGCAGATCACTTTATTGATAATTTATCAGATGACACATTAGATACTATAAAAACTCAAGCTGCTGGTCTAAAGTGGTTATACGAAATGGAGCTTCTAAACTCTCCTCAATTAATTAATAATTTAAAATTAAATATCCTCACTCAAGATTCAACAATAAAAGATGTAGAACTATTAATAGATCAAAATTCTAAAGCTATTTTGATTTACATAAAACTATCATGGTGGGGAAAAGTATTCAGAAAAGACAGGATTTTTGTCTCGATAGAAGATTTAATAACTCAGTTGTTACCAACTTATAGGAAGCGGGTAATACACGAGAGGTGGATATTTGACTTAGCTATAAAAAAAGCTAAGCAAGTAATAGGAGGTTATAATGAGAAAAGTAATAACGCTAATAGCGGCAATACTTCTAGCTCTGACATTGAACCACAAAGCAAAAGCGTCGACGAATTGCAAAAAGCATCGGATTTATTGCCAAATCAAGAAGAACAAGCCGTCGATGAAAAAGAAAGCAGCAATGAGATTAAGCAACGTGATTTACAAAATGACAAGGAAACACAAAGTTCCAGCTAATATTTATACCGCTATCCTAATGCAAGAGTCTGGATATAGACTATCTGCCAAAGGATGCCATAAAGGAGTACTAACAGAACTAAATGGAGTGAAGAATGAAAAAGATAAAGACACTATAGCTCCTATAGCTTTTATTGGAACGGTTTGTTCAGACTTTGGAATGTCACAAATATATTACAAGACTGCCAGAGCCTTCAAGTTTGATATCAATAAACTAACCACTGATTTAGAATACAGTGTGGAAGCTGGCGCAATAGTTCTAGCTGACTTTAAAAAGAGATATAAGAGAAGAGAGACTACTTGGTGGACTAGGTACAATGCAAGTTCAAGGACTAAACGTAATATTTACAAACAGTTAGTGACCAGATATTTATAGTTAACATCCACTCTTGTTATAATTTATTTATAATAGGAGTTCATGATGAGCCAAGATGATAGAGAAGAAGACAAGAAATTAAAAATACTGCCGATCCATGGTACTAATGCGCCTAGACTTATAAAAAGAGAAGGCGTATCTATTGATGTAATCAAATCAATGTATATAGCTTCAGGAATGTCTCCAGAAGAGATTGCAGAGCAAACCTACCAACCATTAGAGAAGATACAAGAAATTATTGGTCATCATAATTTACCAGAACTACGTAAAGCCTATGTAGTTGAAGGCGTTCGTAAAATACAAAATATACAAATTGCGCAATCTCATAAATTAATGGATTTAGAAACTAATTTTAAAAAGATGAGAATAGTTCAATTAGAAAAAGAATTAGAAGAGTATCTAGCGTACTATGCTAGACATGGTGATTTTTGTAAAAGACATCCTACAACCGGTGATATATTAAAAAACTCAGATGGAATTCCTATGCAAATAAGACTTCCAAATGTATCTAAAGAACTTAGTCAATTGAAAGAATCAGTCACTATGTCAGAAGGTGTAAGAACTTTACTTCACAGATTGGATGATATTATAAATAGTGGACGTCCTGAAGAGACTATAGACGGCATTAATAAAGATGACATCATTGATGTGGAAGCCATTAATAAGTACTTTGATAACGGCGATAATTAATGGAAATAGATAAGTTAAATAATAAACAATTCGCTCAGCTATACGATGGTGTAGTTAAAAAGATCTTACAAGATCCGATAAAGAACTTTATCAAAGCGAAAGGTTTTATGAACTTTTCTCCAACGCCAGCTCAAGGTGTTGCTCTTAAAATTATTTTTGATCAAGAGTTAGACGCTTTTACTAAATATAAAGTGTATCAAGAACATTTTACAGATGACGGCAAAATGGATCTACACTATGTAGAGATGTCAGAAACTGAACTTTACCGCCATATGACTGGTAGACGGTACTACTATAACAAAGAACAGCCAGACGCAGTCAAAAAGAACATGATCAATTTAGTAGTTGGACGACGTGGTGGTAAGACAACATTGTCAGCTATGTTAGCTATATATTGTGCTATATCAACCAATTGGAAAACTTATTTATCAAAAACTCCATTTGCCACAGTATTAATCTTATCGCATTCTAGAGAGTTCTCTGACGAAGTTGTTGAATTAATTAGAACCTTAATAGAAGAAAGTCCTATATTGTCTAAGCTGATTAACAAAAAGAAGAAAAATACCACATCTACTATTAACTTGAAAGTTCCATTTATAGTAGATATGAAAATACAATGGTCCAGAGTCCAACTTAAAGTTGGTGCGGCTTCAAGTAAAACTACCAGAGGGGTTGCAGCGTGTGCCGTACTTTGTGATGAGATTGCATTCTGGAACTTAGATGAGAACTTAAAAGAAACTGATGAAAAAATTATGAAAGCAGTACGTCCAGCTACTAAACAGTTTGGATCAGCTGCTATGATTATAAAATTATCGTCACCAGGAATTAAACAAGGTGTTTTATACAACGAATATTTAAAATGGAAAGACGAAAAGTTACCAGATAACTATGTGGTCTTTAAAGCACCATCATGGGTCTGGAACACTATACTCCCTAAGAATGAATTTATTATTGAATGGCAATTAGATGAAGACGGGTTCGATACGGAATACCGTGCAAACTTTGTTGATTCATTATCTAACTTCATTTTACCTGAATTTATTGATATGTCGGTAATCAAAGGTGTTAAGTTTAGAGCTCCTGATAAAGAGATTAAATATTATGCAGCAATCGATGCTGCATTTAAATCAGATAGATTCACATTCAGTGTGGTTGGGTATGATGGTACACGAGTTAAGCAATATGTATCCAAGGGTTGGAAAGGTTCAAAGAAGCAACCAATAAAAGCGTCCACAGTTTCTCAGTACGTAAGAACTATATGTAAAGAATTTGATATACCATGGGTTGCTGCGGATCAGTTTGCATTTCAACCACTTAAAGAGATTTTTGATAACCATGGAGTGTCATTACAAGAACATACGTTTACTCCAACGTTTAAGAAAAAGATATATTTTAATATGAAGAAACTAGTCCATTCTCAAGGAATAGACTTATTAGATAACCCGATACAAACAAAAGAATTAAAAGAGTTGGTAGTTGAGCAATCTGCATCTGGAAATATTAAGATTGGCCACCCTGCTGGAGGGTCAGATGACTTTGCTGACTCGATGGCTATTGCATCGTATCTAGCTGCAGAAGACGCTGGTCATGGATTTAAAACAGAAATAGCAATGCCTGTTAAAGATTATGGGATTAAATTAGATCGCAATGGTAATGCTTTCACAGCTCCAAGTCCTGAAATGTTAGCCGCTGATGGTAGATTCGCTGAATATTCACAAGTTATTGATAACTCCGATAATTACATAAAACATCCTGAAACTAATAAGCTTGTTCCAAGACATTTAGTAGAAGATGAGCCTGAGGACGGTGTCCAAGTTCTTTTTTAGTTGATATAATTATAAAAGATATAATAAATCGGAGAACCACATGCTAAGACTCATTTTTGATTTCCTTGCAGGAGATAATTTAAACACTAATAATCCTGAAAATGTAGATACGTTAAAAAGTATAGTTGAAGATTCTTACTCTGAGTTATGTAGAAAAAAGATAGCTATACCTGATGCTACGGTTGATCAAAGTATAGTTTTAGCCGATACAGCAAGTGAATACCTTATTGTATCTTGTGACCAACAAATAACTATAAAATTAAATGGATCATCCGACTCTATAACTTTAAAGCCAAAAAAAGCAGGAACTAAAAACGTAGTCTTATTTCTAAGAGCTGACGTTTCAGCATTACTATTGAGTAACGCATCTGGCTCTATTTGCAATGTAGATATTTTGTCGGTAAATATAGGATAACAAATGGCTGATGATAAAAAAGATAACATTTTTAAAAAAGCTTTATCTGCAGGAGAAGCTTATTTAGACTCTGTAAAAAGAAAAGCAGAAGTTGATATATTAGAAAAAGCTAGTACAGGCACCACAGGGAGTCAGAATTCAGCAGATATGGTATACGGTAAATCAATTACAGATGAGCCATCTTATAAAATAAATTCCCAAGGTTTCAAAGAAAAGCCTCACAGAGTATTAAATTCTCACCTTAAGCAAATGGCATATAAAGATTCAGCCGTTGCAGCAGTTATCCAAACCAGACAAAATCAAGTATCTAACCACTCAAAATTAGTACGTTCAGAACAAGAACGTGGATTTATGATCAAGCTTAAAGACGAGCAATCATTTTTAAGAGATATAAAAGAGAAGCTTCAAGAGGAAATGAAAGCTCAAGGTAAGCAACAAGAGATTGAGAGTGAAGCCCCAACAACTGATTCTAATGATGTGGATGCTGTTATAGAAAAGGCGTTAGATGTAGATACTTCTGTTGATCAAGATAACGCTGGTAAATCTGATGATGAAGTTGAAGCTTTTAACTGGGAATTAGAACGTAAAGCTAAAGAATTATTAGAAGAAGAAATAAGAGATCGAAGAACTAAAATAGAGCAGTTTATTGTTAATTGCGGAGAGTTAGAAGACAGACCATTTGAAACTAAGAAGTGGAGATTTGATTCCTTCTTAAGAGCTATAGTTAGAGATTCATTAACATATGACTTCATCTCAACAGAAGTTGTACCTACTGAAGGTAATGAACCACATCACTTCTTTCCAGTAGATGCAGGAACTATTAAGTTTGCAACGCAAGCCTTAAAGAAATATAAACAGTTCCCAGGATCACAAACTAATGTTGATCTTTTATATCCTGAAAAACAAATTGAAGCTTTAGAAGAGAAAGATGCCTTTGAATTAGATGATGATCTATTAGAAGAGGACATGTATAAATATGTCCAGGTTGTACGTGGACGTATTGAAAGAGCATATACAGAAGATGAAATGAAGATCGGAATGAGAAATATGACCACCGATCTTTATAATAATGGTTATGGTGTGGCTGAACTAGAACTTCTAGTCGGTATCGTATCATCACATTTAAATACAGAATATTATAACCAAGCATACTTTACTCAAGGGTTTTCAGCAAAAGGTATTCTACACCTCAAAGCTTCTATTCCAAGACGTAAACTAGAGACTATTCGTCAACAATGGCATCACATGATTAAAGGGTCAAAGAACTCTTTTCAAACTCCTATATTTGCAGGTATGGATGACGTTAACTGGATTCCTCTAACTCAAAACCACACCGATATTGAATTCTCAGGTTGGATGAATTACTTGATTAAAATGATTTGTGCTATATACCAAATTGATCCATATGAAATTGGGATCGGAATGAAAGATGAAGGTAAAGGCGGCGGCTTTGGTGGAGATAATACACAAGAGAAAATCGATCAATCAAAAGATAAAGGATTGTACCCGTTACTTAGATTTCTAGCCTCATATATAAACACTAATATTATTGATATGATTGATTCAGATTTTGAATTAGTATTCACAGGAATGAATTACGAGTCTCAAGAATCAGCTAGAGAGCGACAAAAAGAAGAAGTCAAATATAAAAAGACAGTAAATGAAATCAGAGCAGAGGATGGTTTACCGCCACTTCCTGGTATGGATGATATTATATTAGATCCTGTATTTATGCAATGGTATACACAATTCTCTAAAGCTGCTAAGATGAAAGCTAAAGAAATGCAACAAGATGCTGGAGGACAATCACCAGAATCTGAAGAAGCATTCAGTGATGAGGAACTTGATACAATACTGTCAGAACAAGATGAGAGCGAAGATTCAATACCTGATAATGAATTTGAAAAAAGCCTACAAATAGAGTATTATAAATTGGAGAAATAAAGCTATGGTTAAATATGAACTACATTCAAATGGAGTTAAACAAGACCGTCGCCAATTTAATACTGCAAAACAAGCTCTAGACTATATACAGCAATTAAAAGATGTAGTTTTCAAAAATAGAAACTCAAGACCTGATTTATATAAACAAAATATGAAGTTTATTGATGAACTTGAAATCACACCAATAAAATTAGACAGATCATCAACCACATTTAGTGTGGTAGAGGTAACTAGTAAAGCTGTTTCTTGTTTACGCAACTTTGATAGTATAGAAAAAGCTAAAGGTTATTTAAAAACTATGAGTTACCCAACTACTAGGGTATTCGAAATAATAGAGACGAAAGTATATGAAAGTTAAAATACAATTAAATAAAAACCAAACTATTGAGGATGCTGAAGAGCTCCTTTTTAAAGCTTTAGATCTACACAGAAGTGGCGATATTCATTTATTAGAATCATTTGATGATCCAGCAATGATTGATGTGAGTCAACGTATGGAAAAGATATATGAAGACATATACAAAGATATGATGGATGAGATTATAGAAGCTTTAGGAGATGATTACAGTGGTTACTAGTAAAGAAGTCTTAGAGAAGATTAGAAACATTATAGATAAACACCATAAGCGATTAACTATATCTGTTTTAGGTAAACGTATGTTTTCTAAAGAAACATTAGATAAGTTAAAATCTCAAGGTGTAGATATTGATAATGAGGAATCTTTATTAGAGTTAATATATAATCACAACTTCTTAAATCCAGCGACAGAACAGAATGGTCCAGTTTCAGTAGAAGA